GTACTTCGCCAATAATCCTTGCCATCTGCGACCACATTCCTGATCTTTCTCCGTCAAGTCCATCTCCATTTCCTGCAATTGAGATGTCTTGGCACGGAAATCCGCCAGATACGACATCAACAATTCCTCTCCAAGGGTTTCCGTCAAAGGTTTGAACATCATCCCAAATCGGGAAAGGCGGGAGAACTCCGTCATTTTGTCTTGCGGCAAGTACGCAAGCTGGGTATTTTTCCCATTCGACTGCACAGACTGTTCTCCATCCAAGCAGTTTTCCCCCAAGTATTCCGCCACCAGCACCTGCGAAAAGAGCCAACTCATTCATTTCTCCTATACCTTTTTGCATATTGTTTTAAGGATTTCTTGAATCCTTGCCTTGTTTTTAGCTTTTTGTTCTTCAGTCAATTGATTGTCAAGTTGCAAGTTGTCAGTAGGCACATAGCAATTCTTTAGCAAATCCATGAACTGTGGCAAGCTTGGTGGATCAAGTGGCAAGTTATCCATTACTTTACGCAAGGCTTCAGGCTTGTCTTTGTATGAAGCAAGTTTGATAGCCCATGTATCCATAGCGTTAGCCATGCCATAGTCAATCCCGTTAGGCAAATTCTTGCCCATCTTCCAAAGATTAGTCCATCTAGAACCGTAGTTGGCTTGCATGGTGTCAAAGATTTTAAGAATCCAGCTATCAGGTAATCTGTTTGACATCATGCCCCCTTGCTTTCATAAACAACTCAGCCAAGGCAGAAGTGCCAGTTTCTTGCTTTTTAGGGTATTGGTCTTTAACCCATTCAGCTTTAAAACCAACCCAACCTCTAGCACAGCAAAGTTCCATTGCCTCTTGTAGTGACAACCCAGCTTTTTCAGCTTCTTTGACCAAGCCTTTAAGAGCAGTATCTGACCACTTAGCTTTTTTGGTTTTGCGAACTTCTAGGTAGTCTTTAAAAACAGACTCAGTAACACCGTCAGGTGTCTCTGTCTCTGTCTCTTTCTCTGTCTCTACTCTACTCTGTCTCTTCTCTGTAGTAGCATCTTGCAAGCGTTTTGCTAGCACATTGCTATCTTCAATAAAAAATCCGTTGTCAATCAAAGGTTTAATAGATGATATGACCTCTTTTTCGGTCATTCTTAGCCTAAACGCTATTTCTTCAGGTGACTTGTGGATAACTCCATCATGCGATTCACTTGCTAGCAACCAAAGCATTGGTGCTATCGCCTTGCTAGCAATAGGCAAGCGTTGAAATGCCATGTCATCAAGCAAGTTTTTGTGGAGTTTTATCCAAGGTGGGGATCGATGTTTATAGTGCTGAAAATTGTCCCAGTTTTTAGGAATTAGCTTCATTTTCAGCCTTTCTCAAGGCTACTTCAGCCATGTTTGCTTCTGCTTGAGCTATTAACTGATTCGCATTTTTTACAACACTTCTAAATTGGCCAATAGTCAAACAAACTATTTTTTCTTCTTGATCAAAAGATAAATCGCCATTAGATTTAAAACAGATTTTGCCTAAAAAACCAGCATAGACTTCTATGCCGTCTTGCGGTGGAAATTCCAACATATTGTATCCTCGGTCAAAAGGTAGTCATTAAAAATGGTAGGCAGACTGGTGACTAATCAGCTTTTCGCAGAATCCTCTGCTAGCCATACCCGTACTATTCTAACTCAGGCCAAATAATTTTATAGTTATTCGGAAACAATGCTTTTCTAGTAATTAAACCGTGGCTCTCCTTCTCAAGAGTAGCTGCCAAAATCACCATCTTATCCATAGGAATATCACCGTTTTGCCACATAGATACTGCTGGCACAGATACCCCAACCATCTTGGATATACGAGTTGGTCCACCTAAAAGTTTAATTATTGCAGTTGCGTTCATGTAAGCTATCTTAACTTATTTATAAAATAATTGCAAATAATTGTTGACATAGTGCTTAAGGTGGCTTAATATTCTTTTACGGCAATAAGTCGTGATAACAGAAAAGGATGCTCTTATGAGTGAAATAGAAACGCAACAGCAAGACTTCAACAGCTTCCAAGAACACTTGGAACGCATCTTTAAAGACCTAGAAGATGGGGTCACAATAACTATGGAAGAAATTGGCGATCTACGCTACGCCTGTGGATTACCGTCACCAGTTAAACCTAACCCTGTACTAAAAGCAGTCTTTGATGACTTTTCAACTATTTTTGGAGCAAAAAAATGATTATTTCAGACAACAGTAAAGAATTTAAAATTGCACCTGCTGGCTTACATATGGCACGCCTATATAGCATTATTGACCTTGGCCATCAAGCTACAGAATGGGCTGGCGAAACCAAAATAATGCACAAAGTTGTGTTTACTTGGGAGTTGCACGGTGACGATGATGCAGGTCAACCATTAAAAACAGACGATGGAAAGCCCCTAATCGTGTCCAAGCGATATACCGTTAGTTTAGGTGACCAAGCACGATTAAGACAAGACCTAGAAGCATGGTCTAACAAAAAGATGACACCTGAAGATCGTAAGAACTTTGACCTTAAAGGTTTATTGGGTAAGTTCTGCATGGTCAACATCACGCATAGCGAAGATGGCAAGTACGCTAACATTAGCGGCATTAGCCCAGTTCCTAGTGCATTGCGTAATGTTCAACCTGAAGGCGTTAATCCTACATTGCACTTTTGGTTAAATGAATTTGACCAATCTAAGTACGATGCCTTGCCTAAATATTACAAAGAGAAGATTGCAGAATCATCTGAGTGGCGTGGCAACAAGGCTAAAGAAGCGGAATCTGCCAACAGCAAGCCTGTAACCAACGATTTGCCTGACGATATTCCGTTTTAATTAAAAAGGGGGAAAGTGCTACCGACACAAGTACCCCACCTAAAAAAATGATGACTATTTTATTTACTTTATTAAGTGGTATTGCAATTCTAATTTTTGCTGTCTTGTCTATTTTGTTTGCTTTATGGATAACTCAAAATGACTAAGGTAGCCATCATAACCGCTTGGGTAGTGTTATTTCTTACTGGGTTAGTGCTTATGTATGGTCATGGCTACAAAAGCGGTAGAAACGCTCAATTAAGCTTTGAAGATATATTAAAGATAGCTAAATCACAATTTACTTGCAGAATGGAAATCAAATGAAGCCAATGCCTAGAATTGAAAATGATGAGTTTATGAGGGTGCAATATGTTGTTGATAAGTTTGAGCCAATTATTGAATACCGAGCCATCAAACGAGAAAAAGTAGGCACTTGGTTGTTTGGGTTGTTACCTGTTTACAGATACTTTTATAGCGATTGGAGCGAAAAATGAAACCTGTTGGATGGTGGAACGAAAAGCGAAGAATAAATTGGCTAGATGCAGTTTTAGAAACAAAAGAAGATGGTTGGGATACTCCACTTTATACCGCACCAAGAGAGTTAAGTGATGAAGAAATAGGCGAACTATTTAGTAAATATGGTGAACAAGATAAATGGTTTGATTTTGCTAGAGCAATACTAAAAAAAGCGAGTGAGAAATGATAATTAAAGAAAAGGTACAAGAAAATGGCCATTGGTACACCAAAGACGGCAGTCCAGCCTATACAACCATTGGTAAAACTGGCGAAAGACCGACCACGCTCAGGGATGCAAGAAAACTTGGACTTCTGCCAAGCGTTACAACAATCAATGGAATGTTATCGAAAGCAGGACTTGATACATGGAAACAACAACAAGTCCTTTTAGCAGCTTTAACCTTACCAAGACAAGACGGTGAGCCTGAACAGGAATGGTTAGCCCGTGTGATGCAAGATTCTAAGGCTACTGGTCGTGAGGCAGCAGAACGAGGAACTGCTATTCATGCCATTATTGAAAGCTACTTTGAACAGGTGTATATGCCTGAAAAGCCAGCTTACTTGGATAACATTGATAAAGCCTTAAACGAGGCGTTTGGAAGCCAACTGTGGCTTGCAGAGAAGTCTTTTGGGCATCCGCTAGGGTTTGGCGGTAAATGCGACCTAATGGCTTCTAGTGGCTTTGTGGTGGACTTTAAGACCAAAGAAACTGATCTAGATAAAGTTGATGTTTACTTTGAACATGAGATGCAACTGGCAGCTTACCGTGAGGGTTTGGGTATGCCTACAGCTAGAAGTGCCATTGTGTTCGTTAATGGCAAGACCAATCAGGTCAAGTTAATAGAAATATCGCAAGAAAAGCTACAAAGTGGGTGGGAGTGCTTTGAGCATTTACTAAGGGTTTACCAAATTAAAAACGGAATATAATGGGGCATGGGTGGCAGGTAAACAAAATTTACACTCCTTCACGGGACTGTCACCCACCCTATATGGGCGTTAAGCCACCAAAGTAGGATGCAGTAAGTTAGGGTTTTTGTGGCTTTCCACCTAACAGTTAGTAACTGCCAAATACTGCCCTGTTGTTTTTACGCAACACATTAGGGTTTTCCTTAGAAAATAAATGTAAATAGTTGTTGACATTGTTAAGCTACCTTAATAAACTAGCATCACTCAATATCGAGTGAGATAGAAAAGGAAAGCAAAATGCAAGTTCAAGAAATCTACAAACAAGAAGCAAGATACAACCCTAGAATCCGTGCCACAGTTGGTGGTGCTTGGATGGCCGTTTTATCAAACGGTGATGAGTTCCCAGTTTGCCGTGACTATGAAGCTAAAAACGAAGCTGAAGTTCGTGCAATTCTTAACTCAAACAAATAAGGGGCTAATTATGGAAATTTACGAATACGATTACGATGGCATCAAGTTAGACATTCATTACCATACAGAAGATGGTGATGAAAGCGTGGGTATGTTTGGTATGCAGGTTTATGTAGAAGGCATATATCACAAGGGTGAGGACATTACCGACCTAATTGGCAAGTCTACTTATGAGTTTCTTGAATCAGAATTATATGAGGCCCTAAATGGTTGATATTTTAAAAGGCGTATTCCTAGGCATCTGTTTTTTTGTCATTCCATTAACTGTGTGGGTTATCCGTACAGGTGGCCTATGAGAGAGATAATTCAAGGATTACTTGTAGCGATAGTCATATACATCTTGTTCTTTGGTGCTATTCACCTTACTAAATGAGAATTGATTTATCCAAACATGAGCTTTTCCTATGCGAGTATTTTGGTACTATGCGTAGGAAAAATGCCATGCAATTTAACCATGACCGTCAGGTAAGCAAGCAAGATCCTTATGAAATGGATATTGATGGGTTTAAGGGTGAATACATTGTGGCTAAGTTTTTAAACCTAATGCCTGATTTCACCATTAATCAAAAAAAGAACCCAGCAGATTTAAAGACTTCAGGTGGCAAGACCATTGATGTCAAATCTACCCGTAATAAAGAGGGTGATATTTATGTAACCGAGTATCACAATAAAAGCCCCTGTGATTTCTACATCCTAGTCGTTTTAGACGATGATGGTGGCGATATTATTGGTTGGGTAGATAAGGATGAGCTATTTGAGTTTGCAACGCTACAAAGCGGTTCTCACCCATCCTACAGGTATGACCAAAAACGCCTAAACAACATCAAGCAATTTTAAGCGTATTGGCGTGTGCCTGTTTTATCAATAATTAATGCTTGTTTGCGTGGATTAGAACCAGCTTCACTAGGAATACTGATGTGTGTCCAACGGTCAAATTCACGAATAATTTGATCGTACCCAATACCTGATGCCATAACCGCTTTTACAACTTCATCGGGTGTCATGCTTGGTACACGAATATCTGCTGCACAGCCAATCCGATGCTGACTTGTATCCTTAGAACCTACGGCATCATTGACTTCTTTACAGCGAAACGCTGAGTTAATCATTACTGGCTTACCACCCAAGACCGTCTTAACTTCTTCTAGGAATGTAGCTAAACGGACAAGGTTGGCCATCTCAGAAGCATTGGGCGTGTTGTCAAACTGACGATGGTCAGTATGGGTTAATTCTTCTAGCGTAAAATTAGGACTTAGGTTCATTGCGTTTATCCATGATTTTCTCTAGGGTACGGCCACCAAAGTAGGCAGACATAATCAACATACCCCATTGGCCCAATAATTCAACATAGGCTTGCTTTACTTCAATACCAAATGCTGATGCCGTAGCAAACACGAAATAACCCGTCAGAATCGCAATTAAGGTCATTGGTCGTATGTTTTTAGATAACCATGAATCTGATCCCATGTCAGAAGTCCAACGCTTGCTGATTTCTTGGGCTTCTACATTATCGGCATTAAGTTCTGCCAAGCGACCTTCTTGTTGCATCTTGATTAATTCAGCTTGGGCCTTGGCTTTTTCAGCAGGATCAGGCACAAATCTATCCAAGACTTTCATGCCAACATCTAATAGGGCTGCAATAGGTAACATATTATTTCCTCATTAACATTGAACTACCGATTAATAACATGGCTTCAGGGCTTTCAGGGGCTGTTTTCCAACCGACTGTAATTTGACCGATAAACTTGTTAGTGTCAGGTGGTACAGATACACGGCAAGTGTAATTAATACCCACGGATTTGTACCATAAACCTATTTCAGATTGGGCTTTTTTGTATTCGCCACATGGTATTTCATTAGCCATTAATTTAATAATGTCGTTATTGTTGTTTATATTGGCTGTAAAAAGACCTACATCGTAGCCGTCAAACTCTTTGTATCGTTTATCAGGTAGGTATGCTCTTTCAACAACACGAGTGCCTAACAAGGGATTAACTGAAAAGATAACAACCATGTCAGCGTTTGTACCATTAAATATGACCTTGGCAGCATCGTCATACCGAGCAGAATTCATAGAGGGAAGCTGTTTGGACTTGGTGTAAGCATCAAGCATCAAGCCTTGATTCTGCCAAATAAAGTAACCAGTAAAGGTCAACACCGCCATAATAACAATAGCAAACAGTCTAAATGGACTGCTTACATAAGCTAATATTTGTGGCAGTAAATCTTTCAAGCTAGTTATTTTGATGTGAAGTAATGGGCTATAAAGCCAACAACGCTTGAAAAAGCAGAAACAATCATCATTCCAGCCCAAAAACCACCTCTGCCCTTATTGGCTAAAGCAAGCAGTTCTTCCATACCTATTTCAAGTTTGTCTATTTTTTTTTCCATAGCATTAACTTGTGATACAAGTTGGCCGTATTTAAAAAGGTCAATTTCGTTAGACATAAATTGCACCTTAGAAAGTACCGCAGTTTAGAGTGTATGTACCCGTCTGCAAATAATTGACTGAAACAGCATCACCACTAGCAGTAGCATCAGCCAAATTCTCAATGGTGTTATTTGTCATGTTCAAGTTGCCTGACATTGGCGTTTGACCATCAGCGGCTACAGATTGAGTTAAACCAGCAGCAATATCTGACATGGTTGTATTAGCCCAGCTAG